GTCGATGCGGCGGCCCGTACGGACATTTCCGCCAGCGTCAAAGGCCAATATCTGCTTCTCAAGTAAAATACCTCAAAGAAAGGAGGTGAAAACTCATGCCAAGAGGTGCAAGTGACATTCCTATTCTCCGATTGCAAACGCTGGAGGGTTTCTTCACCAGCTTCCAGGCTCCACCGAACCTGTTGCTTTCCAACTTCTTCTCGACGAAGACGGCTCCGTCCTCGTCTATTAAGTGGGAGTCGCAGAGAGGTGGGAGGGGCATGACCCCGTTCGTTCCGCCTGGTTCTCCTGCTCCTGTTACGCATCCGCACGGTATCGCACAGCACGCCGCAGAGGCCGCTTACTGGAAAGAGAAGATGTACTTCGATGAGGAGTTCCTGAATAACCTCAGGAAACCCGGCACCGATAACGTCTACCAGGCTGCCGAGCAGCGTGTCGCCCGTGAACTGACCCTTCTGGGCTATCGAGCGATGCGGCGCAAGGAGTGGATGTTTGCTCAAATGCTGTTCAACAACGGCTTCACCTATGATGTCACCGGCGGGTACAAAGCTACGGTTAGTTACGGTATCCCCTCGGACCATCGCGTGACGTTGGCCTCGTCCTATAACTGGAACAATGGGGGTAGCAAGAATATCCTCAACGATATCCAGGATGGAAAGCAGAAGATTCAGGATGATTGTGGTGGGAAAGTTACCCATGCTTTCTTCAACTCCAGCGTTCTGAAGCTGCTCGGCAACGACACGACGATCCGTGACATCCTCAAGCAGTCCAATTTCGGTGCCGGCTTGGGGAATCTGTACACGGGTGGGCTTCATGACATCGTTGGTGTCAACGCAGCCGTTCTCGGCGCTCTCCTCGACATTCCGAATTTCGTCGTTTACGATGAGATGTACGAAGTCCGGGGGATGCTGACCTCTGCCATCACCGCTGGTTCGACTACCTGGTTCACGGTGGACGATGTTTCGGACTTCGTGGATCAGAGCAAGATCCGTCTGTGGGACGTTTCGGCTGGTACCTATGAGGATAACTACATCGTGGGGATCAGTGTCGAGACTTCTTCCATTCAGATTGCGCGTACCACGACCGGCAGCTACAAAGCAGCAGAGGATTACATTACCATGCCTAAGAAGTTCATCCCGGATGGCAAGTTCTGTATGCTTGCCAAACAGGTTGATGGCATGGACATCGCCGAGTACTTCGCGGCCCCGTTTGGTTTGGGCCGCCGCTACGGCCTGTCCCCCGACCGCAAGGAAGAGTGGGATCCTGAGGGGCTGTGGGTGCGAGTGCAAGACAAGGGCCTCCCGGTTCTCTACAACCGAGATGCCATTTACACGCTAGATGTTGTGACCACCACGGAAGAGGGTATGACGTCCACGACGACTTCCACCACTTCCACCACAACGACCACCGCTCCGTAATAGGGGCACAAGGTCGATTAAAGTAACTCAGGAGGACAATCGTATGAAAAGCGAAGTCAGAATTAAACGGACACTCAAATTCGGTCACGGCGATGCCGCCCGCATTTACCTTGAAGGGGAGATCGTAAGGTCTCCCCTTCCTCCTGAGCTTCTTAGAGAAATGAGTTTGAAGTCCGGAGCCGTTGTTTGGGTAGAAGATGACACCCCTGTAGACCCGAGAAAGGGGCTGGCGCGAGAGATTTTCAAACCCGACTTCGGTCCGAGAGGAGATTTTGTCAAACCTCCTGTGCACCCACCTGTTACTGCACCCAAGATTGCAGAGAGCAAATCGACCGGTGTTAAAGTTCCTACAGAGGCGCCGAAAATCAAAAAGCCCATTGTTATTAAAGCGCAGTCTGAGAAAGCAGCAAATGAGATCGGTAAAGGCCCGGAGAAGCCCAAGGTAAAACTTTCTCTGAGAAAATAGACTGAGAGCGGTGCGCGATGTCACTTACTAAGGAACAGTGTATCCAGAAAGTCAAGACGCAGATCGGCAATATCCGAGACAAAGTGGAGTCCCAGTCGGTTTCGGAATCCTGCGATCTTGCGTTGTTGGAGACAGGTTGGACTTTTCCTATGTCCAACACTTTCATGGAATACTGGATCATCGCCCGAACCAAGCGCCATCTTTTTTATCAAATCCTGACCGTATCCGCTTACAAGTTCAAGTTCAAACAGATTAACTTGCAGAATAGGTTTGAACATTTTCGTTTTATGGTCAGGGATTGTGATAGAGAGTTCAAGGAGGCAATGGAGGAGCACCCCGAGTTGTTCACTAATGTGGACATAGTGCATTCCTTCGGCACCAAGATTGACGCGGGGTTTCGGTACGATGAACTTGGGCGTGACATTACCTACGGAGATAGCAACCTGGTGCAGTTGGATCCCAACGACGCTAGTGGTTGAAACGAGATCGGTAGGTAGTTGAGATGACCATTGGGCCCGACATAGAAGAGGTCCTTGAGGAAGTAGGAACAGGGTTCACGATTCTAAGGGATTCTGGAAATGTTTCAGGCGAGTTCTTAGACTTTGAACCTAACTCGCAGGTAACAAAGCCCTTTATTCGTGAGTTCTTCCTTGAGGCCATGCTCAAATACAACACCGCAGTGGTCTCCGGTGATGTGATTCGCTTTGACACTACCGGCGATTGCTACATGGTGATGAATTTCACCCCCGATCTTTTTGAAAACCAGATCATTAATTATAGCGCCGTCCTGTACAAAACCAACGTACACCTCGCCATCTACCGTTCTAGCATCGTTCAGCAATCGAATTACCATGATCGCACGGTCTGGACACTGGTCAAGTCTGGTGTCAAAGCGCTGCTGACATCCCCATTGTATGGCAGTTCCCTAGATGAAGAAAGGGAGTTAGGGGCTTTGGGGTTGCAAATGCAGGAACTGTATGTCCCTCTTTCTATAGGGATACAGACACTGGATAAGATAGTGGTTCAAGAAACGGGTGAACATTGGAAGGTGGATTCGATCAAGATTCGCAGGTTCCAAGCTATAACGGTGGCAGAGTTGGGTGAGGATACGAGGGAATGGACGACGACCACAACTACCACGACCACTTCCTCTACGACCACCACGACTACTGCCCCCTAAGGGGTGGTGTCATGCCTAGACAAGACCTTACAACTTGTCCCCATTGTAAAAAGTCATTTCCACTTACCCAGATGCAGTTGATGGGGAAAGCTCCTCTCCTGTGTCCCTTCTGTGAGTATTGGTTAGATAAGGAGCAGCTTACTCCCAAACCAGACAAGAGGCACCTGACATGATAGGTATGCCCTTTCAACTTTTCATCGTTAGATCGAAGCAGAGTTTCGCGGATAAGGATAAGACCCTGGCTTCCTTTATCAATAAGTATTTCTCTGTGGATCCAATGCTAGTGGATACCGTAGAGGAGATAAACGATCATAGGAACAAGACTTATCTTTGGTACGGTGTTGTTCAAGACTGTGAATATATTGAGGAGCAATTAGTCAGGCAGGTGCATGATTTTATGAAACGTGCCGACAATGACTTCCTCATTTGCTATAAGGTTCTACCATTAGAAAGCCGAATTGTTTATCAACCACGTTTCATTCGCTCTTATATCAAGCTGAAGAAAGATTGGGATGTGGAAGATCGTCGTCCATTGCCTTATAAACTAGCTAGACTGCATAAGGGATTTATTTTAGATCATTACGCAAGGTGCAACGATGCCACGCGGAGCCTCATACGCTAGCGTATTAGCTTACATTAACACCCGCGACTACCAGAGATGGTTAGCCGCAGTTACACGTTTGGAAACTGAGATGGAGGGAACTGTTTCTGAGTACAACCGAATCAACGCTACCAAATATAGAAACCTAGTCATCCAGAATATAATGAGTCAGAAGTTTGCTCCTGATTACAAACCTCTTAGTCTTCGGTACGTGGAGTGGAAGATAAAGCACGGATTCCCCATGAGTCACTGGATTTTGAAGGGTGACTTGTTGAGAAACATCATTGTACAGAGGGCGGCATCGCAGAGAACAGATTGGGAATCAGGGCCGGATCCTGTTGCGCTTGATAGTGGTGGGAAGAATTGGGCACTAAATGGTCCTGCGAAGCTCATTTCTAAGTACGCTGCGTGGGGAGAGTATGGGACTAGCAAGCAACCTCCTCGCCCCATATTTGCTCCTACAACGTATGAGTTCCAAACTACTTATTGGC